AAAGTTTCAAGCTTTACTGGTTCTATTTCCGGCACCACTCTAACTACTACAACAGCTAACATCCCAGTCGGCACCTATATCGGTGGACTTGGTGTAACTGTTGGTACATCTATTGCTGTAGCAGGCATAGAAGTATCACCAGCTACAGATCCTGTTACATATAATTATACTGTTAATATTTCTCAGACTGTATCCAGTCGGATTTTAACACAGTCTATTGCTACAAGTAGAATTGAATCACAAACCAACCCGGACGTTGCGATTGCACTCAACACCTTAAGAGAAGTGTCTCGTGAAGTACAATCAGAAGGCTGGAGTTTTAATAAAGAATCAGATTATCCAATTACACCTGACTCATCTAATGAAGTAGTTATTGCTAACAATATACTTCAAATAGATTTGAATAAATCTTACACACAGAATATGGGTAGAGATAGTATTAATCGAGAAGGTAAACTTTACGATAAAATTACTCATTCATTTGTCTGGACTGATGCAACCTTATACGTAGATATTATTTGGTATTTTGATTGGCCTAGTATTCCTACTATTATTCAATCTTTTATTATTGCAAGAGCAGCAGCAATTGTATCTAGTAGAATTATTGGTGATCCTAATCAATATCAAATCCTAATACAAAAAGAAGCTTTTGCTAAATCTACAGCTTTAGAATACGAATGTAACCAAGGAGATTATACTTTCTTTGGTAGTCCTAAAGGTGGTAATTTTTATCAAAGCTATCAACCGTTCCATACTTTACAACGCTAATGCCAGCAGTAACTCAGTTAATACCAAACTTTCTTGGTGGTGTCTCACGACAAAATGATGACAAAAAATTATTAGGACAAGTAACTGAATGCGTTAACGGTTACCCCGATCCTACCTATGGTCTATTAAAAAGACCAGGGATGAAACATACTAATGTATTAAAGAAAGCTGATGGTACTGCATTTACTAAGGCTGAACTAGATGGTGCTGCTTGGTTCTTTATTGAACGTGATGCAGCTGGATCTTACATTGGTGCTATTAAAGGTGCAAACATTTATGTATGGACTGCAGCTGATGGTACGTGGTGTACAGTTACTAATAACGGTGCATCGTATTTAACAGGTACTAAACAAAATGATTATCATTTCCGTAGCGTACAAGATGTCACAGTAATTTCAAATAAAACTATTACAACTGCTATGCAAGCTGCAGGTACTTTTGTATCTGGTGCAGTATCTACGCTTAGATTAATATCATTAGTAGATGCTGCTAGTTATGAAGTAACAATCCAAGGCATTACCACAACAGTTACTGCTCAAAGCAGTACAACTTTTGATGACATGTTGATCTATGATGGTAGTAGTATTAATACTAATCACCATCTTGTAGATGCTATTAAAGCAACTATTGAAGCACAACAGGCTGCATCTAATGCAGACTTTGATGGTGTATGGTATCTTGAAGGTTATACAAATAGTCTTGTTATTAAACGGACTACTGGTACAAATGCTGTTGTCACTGATTACAGTGCAACATCAGGTACAGATGTAACATTTAGTATTGCAGCAAAAGGTGGTTTTGGTAACACTGCTATCCAAGCATTTCAAGATGATGTAAATGATATTGTAGAGTTACCTGCTGAATCATTTCATAACCATTTTGTAAGAGTATTGAATACTGATTCTGCTGATGATGATTATCATCTTAAGTATATCGCTTATGATAGTTTAAGAGGTAGAGGTTACTGGAAGGAGACTGTTGCACGTGATTCATCACCAGGTCTTGATGCTGCTACAATGCCGTATCAACTTGAGAATACAGGTGCATTAACTTTTGCATTTAACCCTATTGCATGGAAAGCACGTGAAGCAGGTGATGACGTAACAAGTCCTCTACCATCTTTTATTGGGTTTCCTGTTCAAGCCTCTTTCTTCTATAGTAATAGGTTTGGTTTGTTATCACAAGATAATGTAATCTTTGGTGTATCGAACGATACCTTTAACTTCTTTATTAAATCTGCTTTAACACAAGTTGATTCAGATCCTATTGATTTAAATGTATCGAGTGTAAGACCAGTTATTTTATCTGATGTCTTACCGTCTCCACAAGGTCTATTGCTGTTTAGTGCACGACAACAGTTTCAAGTGTACTCAACCGATGTTAGTATTCTAACCCCCACTACTGCTGTTATTAGATCATTGTCTAACTATGAAATGGCAACTGATATAGCGCCTGTAGATGTTGGTATTACATCAGCTTTTATTAATAGAGTACCAGGTTATAGTAAGTTATTTACTATGCAACTACGTGATGTAGAACAAAGTCCACTTGTTGTTGACATCAGTAAGATTGTACTTGAATGGATACCTGCTACTGTAGACGGTTTGACTGTTAGCCCACAGAACTCTGTGGTCATGTTAATTGATAGGTCTACATCTTACCTATATCTTTATAGATATTATAATAATGGTGAGAAAGATTTATTTCAAGCATGGACTAAATGGCAATTACCAGGTACTATTCAAACTGCAGATATTATAAATGACTCTGTAGTTATTGTATCTCAGCATGAAGATGAATACACAATAGGTAATATCATCCTTGATGAGATCCCCTCAGGAAGCTCTGTAACAGGCGCTACTAGCATCACTGGTAATACATGCCTGGACATGGCTACAAGGCCCGTCAAGCCGCACTCATCGGTCAATGCGGTAGTATATGATGCAACCAATGAGGTTACTAAAATCTATACACCCTACACTCCATTCCAACAAAAGGAAGCTATCATGCTTCTTAGTGTACCTGAAGCAGATGTAGGCTTACCTGCAGCTGTTGATGCTGATGCTGGTTTCTATTTAGCTGCTATTGAACGTACTGAAATCGGTACAGGTTACCGTTACTTTGAAGTTCAAGGTGACTATACAAGTTATGCAGATGGTATCGTTATAGGTTATGGTTATGATTTTGAAGCAACCATGCCTAAATTTTATTATAAACGTGATGCTACTACATCAGATTATACAGCTACATTAACTATATCAAGAGTTACATTCTCTGTTGGTAGAACAGGTCCAGTTTTATTTAAAGTAAAAGCTGGTGGTTCTGATGAATGGAGAAATGTAGAATATGTAACTGATGCTGGTACATATCTAGCAGACAGTAGTCCTGTAACATCTGAACATCAATTCACCATACCAATCCATCAACGTAATACTAATTTTGAACTTAAAGTGACAAGCAATTATCCATACCCTGTATCGTTGGTGTCAATGACATGGGAAGGTATTTATTCACCACGATTCTATAGGAGGAAATAATCATGCCAGTATTCGCAGCTATTGGTGCTGTTGCCGCCGTTGGCAGCGGCATTGCTGGTGCTGTCAACGCCAGTAGCAACAATGCTAAAGCAAGAGCCAATCAAAGAAAACAAGAAGAATTTAACAAAAAAGTAGCTGAAAAAACAAACGAATATAACGATAAGTTAGATGCAGCTGATAAAGCTAATTATGAGGCGATGCGTGAGTATAGCCACGAGACATCTCTTCAGAATTGGCAACGTGGTGGAGAAATTCAAGACTATAAATACTTACAAACTTTAAGACAATACGAAAAAAGCATCGATATTTCTAGAGATCAGTTAGCTTTAAATGTTACTTCAGCAGGCCAAGCCATTCAGTCTGAAGAAGCAAGTGTTGATGATATGTTTCTTCAACAACAGTTTGACCGTGAAGCTTCTTTAGCTGCATTAAAAGGTGTTTATACTGAAGGTAACTTAAATAGAAAGGAACAAGGTGTCACAATGCTTGGCATTGAAAGCAAGCAACGCCTAGGTTCAGCAGGTATTAATAATCAAATAGATGTACTAATGAAGCAAGGTTCATTTGATAAAACAAATGCAATGGTTAAAGGTTTAATTGCTGAAGGTAAAGCTGCAATGGGTCAAGCAGGTAAGTCAAAAGCTAAACGCCAACAATCCTCATCTGCTGCATTACAGCGTGGTCTTATGGCATTAGAATCTGAATTGACTGGTAAACGTAAACAAGCTGGTATTGAATTAGCCCAACTAAGTGCTGAGA